GTGCCTATGTGGGTCTTAAAAACACATGGCGAAACTTTTTATGTGGATCATGTAGAAGCCGACATGCCTTGGAGTACTAAGGAAACTCCCAACAACTCACATACCAAAGGTTCTATCAAGTTCAAAGAAGTGTTGCTGCAAATTGATGCAGACAACTGCGCACGATTGAGCAAACTATCTATGTTCGACAAGATTCGTTTGCGTAACCAAAAGTTAGGTATTACTCGAATCATGTTTAGACCTGGTACTAATATTCACCAAGCATTGCAAAGCAACGAATTTAAGCACAGCCCTTTTAAGAGAGTTGAAGGTGCTTGTACTACATCGTTTGTGATTTGTGATATCTTGAAGAAAGAAGAGATGACGTTAGTGGCGTTAAAGTATGCTAACCAATTTAGAATCCTCATGCCCAATGAAGGGTATTATCAATCCTATGACAACGTCAAAGGTGCGTACATTGATGTTGATTACGAGGATGAAGACACGCAGTACGAATACAGCTAAAGAAAAAGGGCTCCGAAGAGCCCTTTTGTTCCATCCTGGGAATGGATTAACTGAAAGACAAGTTGCTAACAGCAATTTCGCCAACGTAGTCACCTGCGTTACCAAAGCTGCTTGCAGTGTTGGTAAGTTCGATGTATCCGTAACGAGTCATGAAGCTCACGACTGGTTCGAATGTTGTTGGGTCAAGAACAACACCACTGCTCATCAATGGAATGTATGGGCAGTAGAATGCAGGAGCGTCAGCTTCTGAAGAACCCTTATAACCAACCAACACAGGAGTTGTGTCAGAAGCATAAGAGTCAACGAACACACGCATAGCGCCGTTCAATGTACCAACAAACTTGGTGTTTGTAGGAGCTTCGAATGTACCTTCTGTGGTACGAGCAAAAGCAGAAGTTGTTGCAGACTGAAGAACAGTCAAAGCAGCTGAAGAAACAACAGCGTAGTTACCAGCGCCACGACGTGTACGTTGGGCGATCAAGTTAGCAACACGGTTGATCAACACTGCCAAAGCAGCGTGTTCGTCACCAACGAATGTAGCAGTACCAGAAACGGTAGCTTGGTTGTATGTGAACTCAGTAGAAGCCAAGCTGCGTAGACTCAAGAGAATCTCTTGGTCAATTTCAGCTGTGATTTCTTGAGCCAATGCTGCCATGATTTCGGCTTCAACGTCGATACCATGCATAGCTTGTGCGTCTTGAGCAGATTCAAAAGTCCAACGTGCTTGCAACTTACGAGTCTTGGCTTCAACAGCCTGCTTCAAGATCTGGACGGAAATTTGCTTACCGCCAGTACCTTCCATGGTAGCTGTAGCACCACCAGTGTAGCTAGTAGCTGTAGCTGTGTTTTGAGGCACAGTAGAGTAAGCTGTAGCAATGGTGAATGGTGACAGAGCTTCTTGGCCAGCTGTAACGCTAGTTGCAGCAGCTGAAGAGTCAGTCAAGCTCTGAGCGTAACGAACACGCAGAGTGTGGATTTGTCCCACAGGACCGGTCATTGGCTGAACGCCGACCAACTCGTTAGCAATAACGGTTGGCATTACACGTCGAATCACAGGAAGAATCACGCGGTTCAATGTGGCAATGTTGCCAGCACTTGTAGAACCTGCAGAAGCGTTTTCTTTCAAGTACTTGCGAGTGTTTTCAAGAATAACACCCATGGAATTGCGCTTGGTGCCGTTTAGACCTTCGAGCAGAGCTTCCTTGGTCTCGCCCCAGCGACTTTCTAACAATTGTTCTGACATTTAAGTCTCCTAAAAATTAAATTACAGTCCAGCCAAACGCTTGAGGTCGATCACATTGCTGCGATCTTCATCAGTTGTTCTAACAGGAACAGTCTTATCACCGGTAACTGCGGAAACGCTTTCTGTGATCACGGGTTTTGCTTTCACAGAACGGTCTTCCAGCACTGCTGGTAGATACTTTTCGAACGCATTCTTAAGACGGTTAGTCTGGACGCTTTCGAGCAAATTACGCATGACATCGGCTTTTTCCCTGTTCAAGGGGCCGAGCAATTCGCGCATGGTAGTCTCACGCTCGTTGCTTTCTTTGATCACACGCAGTTCGCGTTCTTTTGACTCAACTACGGCTCGCGCCTTTTCGCTGAGTTTGATGGCTTCAGCCAATTGCTTATCTTTGTTGGTTAACAAGCTGTACAACTTGCGTACTTCGGCTTTCTCATTGAGGTGAGTAGCACCGAATTCAGCAGCATACGCTTCAAAGATACGACGACCAAAGTTGTTCTCGCGAGCAATTTTGATGTCTTCTTGCAATTGATTAAGTTCACTCTTAAGGTGATGACTAACAGCTCGACTCATTTTTTCAGCACTTTCTTTTACGAAACGTGCTTTGAGAGTCTCAAGCTTTGTACGAGCTTCGCGGACTAGACGGACTTTTGTTTCCACCACATCACGCTTGTCTTGTGCAAATTCTTGAATCTCACGAGCCAATGCATGCACCATGAAGTTTTCCATTTTCTGTAGTCCTTCAGTGTGCATCTTACGATCCTTGCGCAATTCGCCAATTTCTTCAGCCAACTTGGCAACCAAGAAGCCGTTAAACTTCTGTGCTGACTCGTTCATTTTGGCCTGGAATTTTACGCGATCTTCTACCAGTTGTGCTTTTTCCGCAGCAACTGCCTGAATCTCAGCAGCAAGGCTTTCTGTTACCATCTTGTCAAGAGCTTCAACCATGACTGACTTGTCATGCTCATAGCGTTGTGCAAACTCCTCACGAAGTTCAGCACGAGCCTGTTCACGAGCTTCAGTTAGCTTGTTTTCCCAAGCTTCATTGATCTCTTGACGAGTTTCCTCGGTGATCAGGTTACTATCCAGCAATGGTTTGATAGCATCTAACATGCCTGGTTCTCCTTAAATTTTGAGATCCTTGATGAGCTTGACAACCTCGCTCTTCAAGTATCTCTGCACTTTGTTGTCCTGGCCAGCTTCTTTTGCAATCTCCAGCAGGCGATGACCATATTTCATGTTCATCATACTTTCGTACACTGCCTTGGGATAAGCATTTGGAGCACTTGGCTGGGCAACTACATCTATAGTGACTATTTCAAAGTCACTTACATGTCCTGTTCTGTCGTCGACATTTCCAGATCCACGACTTGATACTCCCAGTTTTACGCCAGATTGCAACAAGGTCTTGATCAAGTTACCCATTGGGGTAGGCAAAATCTTGAGCTTGCCGCAGCCGGCTGTTCCATCCATCCACATTTCTTCTACACTATGGCACACGCGGTCTAAGTTGATTTTCAGATCGTCTGGATGATCTACTTCACCTAGTACCGAATACCCTTCAGCGATCTGTTTGTTGATCGTGCCAACCGCTTTAGTGATTTCGTGTAGAGGGTACACACGCTCATTTGCGTTGCGTTTGTTGCCCTCAATGCAGATGCCTTTGAGATACAGGTGCTTACCTCCATTCATGTCGGCTTCTTCCAAAACCTGGATGTTGGCTTGATGAAAGGTAAGTTGTTCTCTTAGGGTTTTCATGCTTAGTTGTGCTTGCTAGGAATTACACTCTTGGTGTTTACACCAGAAGCCTGTGTTTTAACAGGAGCAGGTGCGGCACTCTTAAATGCTTTTTTGCCAGCTTCTTGTGTAGGTGTTACGCCAATGTCTTTGACAGTGTTTTTGTAAGCAGCAGAGTCGTGGTGTCCGCCCATGCTAGCACCTGTGTGTACAGGCTTTACTGTGCTACCAATTGGTCCTTTAGCACCAGCGTTTGCGGCCACGGTAGACTTTTTGTTTACGCCGCCTTCTTCACTAGTAACTGGCTTTGGGGCTGCTTTAAGGTCTAGACCTTCCATCATGCCCACTTCCATTTCTTCTGTGTCGTCCATTTCAATAGCATCGCCACCTTCGTCAGGTCCAAAGCCGTCGCCGTCACCGCCGCCGTCGCCCATGAGGTCTTCAAACTCGGCCATGAGTTGGTCCAGTTTGTCTTCAAGATTCATGATGTCGTCTTTGGTAGCTGGTTCGTCGCTGCCGCCTTCGTCGCCGCCAATTTCAAATTCTGCTTCGTCTTCTTCAGCGCCAAAATCTTCGTCGTCGCCTTCGGCTTCCATGTTCATGTCAGTGGATTCTTCAGCTTCAACTTCGTCGATCAAGTCGTCACTAGCGTCACCGCCCATGTCGCCTTCATCTAGTTCTTCTTCAGCGCCTTCTTCGATTTCTTCAGCGCCTTCTTCGATTTCTTCAGCTTCCTCAGACATAATGTCTTCGTAAATTTCACGTGATTTTTCAACAACAATGTCGTGGAAAAGTTCGCGTGCTTTTTGTTCTTCGTCGTTGATGACGTACTCAATGAGTTGTTCAAAACGGTTCATAGGGTAAAACTCCTTCTAGGTAAAGTATGTTGTTATTTACGAAGGAGAGGAAAAAGACGCGGTTTAATGGCTGAAAATGAAGATAAATGCCAACTTTATGCTGCCGGCGGGGCAACTTGCCCGTATTGTTGTCTAACTAGTTTGAGTTTTTCTTTGTACTCGTATGTTCGAACATCATTCATTTTTCTCAACTTGTTGAGTTGACGCAGAGTCAAACGACTTTTGCGCAGGTCTCCCAATTGCGGTTGACTGTTGTCCTGCGCCAAGTCCTGATATGCTTCAGGCTCTTTTTTAAAAAATTCGTTGAGTATCATAGCAATATTTATACCGGTGGAGGTGCTGCACCACCTGGTGCTCCGCCTGGTGCTGGAGGTGCTGCTGGTCCTAGATCTGGAGCTCCGGTGGCTGGTTCCATACCTGCAACTTCTTCACCGGCAGCAATATCACCTTCAAGTCCACCTGGGGTGATGCCCACACTACGCAAATCTTGTCCTGTAGTAGGTTGCATTTCTGGGTTGTCTCGTTCTTCACGCCACAACTCTTCGTTCTTCTTGATTTCGTCTTCTGTGAGACCCAAGAAACGTTCCAACAAGAAACGTTTTGACATGTAAGGCAGTGCTTCTAGACCCTGAAATGCCTGAATTCTAGTGTTGTCTAGCTCGCTCTGACGATAGCTGGCAAAGTTTTGCGGAGCACAGAATTTCACTGTGAACAAGCTTGAATCAATATTGAAGCCGCGCCACTTCATGAACATTTTGAATTCATCATCCAGCTTCTGACAAATCAATGCTTGTAGTCGTTCGCAATACTGATTGAATCTGTACTCTTGAATCAGTGCTGTGCCTACTTTGCCGTCGGTCATGGCACGATCTGAATCATCAGGACCTGTGGGCAAATAGCTGGATGGCACACGAAGGCCGCGAGCCATTTTGTTGTTGAAGTATTTTAGGTCGTCAATTTCGCCCAGGTTCTGGCCACCAGGTAGTGTTTCAACTGAGCTGCCACGACCGTCTGCTGTCTGGGGAAAGAAGTAATCTTCGTTGATGCTGAGTGGGTTATAACTAGCATCCATCATGTTATTGCCGCCACCTGTCACAGTAGGAATACGGCGTTGGTGCATTTCGTTTTTAATACGTTCAACGAACTGCATGGCCAAGTGACTGGGCATGTTGCCTACGTCAATCTTGAAAATTCTGCGTTCTGGAGCACGTTGCACACGATAGATCAAGATAGCATCTTCCAGCAGTTCTTTTTGCTTGAATACTTTGTAGATGTTCTCCAAGATACTGCGCCCAAATGGCCAGAACACATCCAAACCTTCGTTCAAACTCATGTGTACCACGTGCTTGGCATCCAAACAAACTTCGTTCATGGCCTGCATAAAGCGACTGTTGCCAACGCCGCCGCCTGTACCACCGTTGGGCATGGTGTAGTTTGCAGAGCCAGCGATAGTTCCTGTTACAGGATTGGTCATGTAGTCTGTGGTGGTCTTGGCTGCCACAGTCATGTTCTGGAAGTTGGGGTTGATGTCACGAATAACATACTGCTCAGGACGCTTGCCTTCTGATTCATTGACGATAACACGAGCTACCTTGCTCATGTCCACCCACATCATTTCAAATGTTTCAGGATCACGCACAAACACTTGATCACCATACTTGATAGTATTGCGGAACAGTTTGAAGATGCGTTGATCCAGCTTGTTGAGTTTGACCCACTGTTGCAATTGCTTGCGAATGATGTCAATTTCATGGTCAGTGGGCTTGTCGTTGTACTTGATGTCAAACGGTGTGCCATTTTGTTCGTTTAGCTGTGTAGAGAACTCTGCAATGATGTCCAAACATGCATTGATTTCCGAGTCCATGTCCATGTTTTCGTATTGATTGTAACGCTCAATACGATTTGGGTGTCCAGAATACACTTCTGGCAGTCGGCTGGCATAGTTGCGAAACACCAAATCAGCGCGGCTGTCACTACCGTCATTTTTGCCATATCCTGGATAGCCGTCTGAATAACGACCTGAGACAGGACTTAATGTGCCTGATGTGTCAGCAACTTTGAAATATTTTTTCCAACCGGGTTTGTTTTGATCTGCCATGGTGTGTTATTTACCGCTATCAGTAACTGGTTGCCAGTATCTTTTGTTGTACATCCACACCATTTTTAGTAGCAGATATTAGTTCTTGCAGCAATGATGCAACAGTAGACATGTCGTTGCTGCCTTGATTTACACCCATTTGCGCTATTTGTTGACTCAACTGTGCTGCAACTTGCTTAAACTCATTGGCCACTTGCATCAGTGGGTCAGCATCAACACCAGCAGCACCTTGCTCTTTGATTTGATCCATTTGATTCATGATTGAATCATCCAAGACGATACTAGGTCCTCCGCTTAGACTCACAGGCACAGCGCCGTCCTTGAGAGGTATAATAGCTTCTGTGCCGTGCATAGTAATCGACGGTTGATAGCCGGAGTCCGGGCCACTGAGTACAGCGCCTTCTTTGGCCTGGAAATGCACAGGGTCGCCTGCAACCTTTTGAGACAGACCTTGTTTGTTGAATGCAGCAACAGCAGCAGGATCTTTGTACTGCTGAACATCAACAGCATGCCCACGCTCGTGCAAGCTGCGCCCTGGTTTGGCCACTGCCATGCCGTTGGGCCCAATGCCAGGGCGACCTGCTTCTACAGTTTCAGCATACAGGCGCTCTTGATCTTTGGGATCGCGCTTGGCACTGTTGATCTGAATAGTTTTGCCAGTCACAGAGTTGTATTCTTCTGCGGCTCGTATCACCGCATCCTTGAATGTTTGATCCAGTCCTTCAAACGCAGACTTGCTGCCTGAACGTTCAGTGAATGTCAACAACTTGTCAACGTCAGGCTTGGCTTTGCCTCCTTCACTGCCGCCTTCTGTGCCTACTACCGGCGGATTCACTGTTCCTCGGCCACCACCGACTGTGCTGGCGCCTGGAGGAGCAGCAGCACCACCGCTTTTGGAAGCGCCCGGTACGGCAGGCTGTGCAGCGCCACTGGCTGCAGGAGCCGGAGCCAGACTGGTTTTGAGTGTTGATATCTGCCCCGACCGTTTGTCGATGCTGGTTTTGGTTTCAGCGATTTTCTGATCAATTTTAGCAGTGTCAACACCTTTCTTGACAAGATTGGCTTTTTCTTCGTTGAGCTTGGCTAGTTTTTCAACTTCGCTGAGATTCATGGTTTCTAAGCGAGCCAATTCTCCTTGATCAAGCTTTTGTTGCTGGCGTATTCTACGTTCTTCTTTGGCAGCTTCGGCTATTTTCTTTTCTTGATCCAGCAGTGCTTGCGAAGCTTTGGCGTATTCTTCTTTGTTCTTGGCAATTTTTTCTTCCAAGGGTTTGAGTTCATCACCGTACTTGCCAGCACGCTTGGCATCTTTCAATGCCTTTTCATCAGCTTCTAAAGTCTTGGCCAGTGTGTCAACACGTTCTTGTAGAGGCTTTGCAACGTCTCTCTGCTTGCCCGTAGCCTCGGCAGCTTTAGCTTCTTGTGCTGTTTGTGGCTTTGGTTTTTCAGGTTCTTTGACACCAAGGCCAAAGAATCCCAGCACTTTGTTCAATGCTGTGCTCAGAGTAGTAAACTGGTCTGCTAATACGTTGGTAACGTTGCCCAGTTTTTCAGTTATACTCAGAGCTTTGTCGATGCCTTTGAACACAGCATCTTCCATCTTCTTGTTGATTTCTTGCTGTTTCTTAACGTTTTCAGCATACTGATCAGTTATCTTGTCAGCGGCTGCGCCGCCTTCTATACCTTGTTTCTTTTGATCTTCACGAATTTTTTCGTACTCTTTGCTGAGATCTTTGTTGGCAGCGATACCTAGTTCAGCACCTTCGTTGATCTTGAGCATGGTATCTTCTCCTACACCCATTTGGTATAGGTAGTTCATTTCTTTAGTTACTCGGTCAACTGCTTTACCTGTTTGTTCAAACGCTTTGATACTATCAATCTGCCCGGCTTTTTGTTTGTCTAGGATTGTTAGTGCTTCGCCTTGTGTGCTTTGATACAACTTCATGGCTGCATCGGTACCTAACATACCTGTTGCCAAATCGCCGTAACCGGCAGCAGCTTCTTTACTGCGCTTGTACAACATCTTGTATGTTGTTTCCATGTCATCGGCAGCTTTGATCTGTTGTGCATCTCCGCTGTTACGCATTTCTTCAAGCTTGGCACGGAAACGCTGTTGGCTACGTGCAGCTTCTAGCGCTTGTTCTTGCTCTTTA